AGAGTATGAATATCCACGAGAAGATAGGTAAGTTGACTGAGGCCATTTGCAAGGCAGGGTTCAGTTCGTGGGCGATATTTCCCCATGGGCAGGACGACATGGACTTCAAGTTCCTTCAGGTGAACCTGTTCGACCAGCAAGAAGGCGAAGAAAGGGAAATCTTAACCAAGGTAGGGATGAGCCTGGATGCCCCAATCGAGACATGGTTGATTGACTTGGAAGATGCGATAGAGGGGCGTGATGAGTATGTGAAGAGGCACCAGAGTAAGTTAAGACGGGTTTCGCCAAGATGGGATGAGATCATTCCCACGGGGACTATTAGAGTATGATTGACTACCCAGACGCCGAGATTTGCCGCTACGAGAAGGGAATCGTCCACCCTTTAGTGGCCGCTGCACCCCATTATGGTACCTGTGTACCCAAGGATTGGAACGATCAGTGGGAATACAGGATGAACATCCGGTATGTGGCGCGGAAGAGCAGGGCACTGCAATTACGCTACCTGAAGATGTGTGAAGAGGACTTTTTGTACTTTTTGAACAGCTTTACATACCTAATCGAGCCCCGGATTGGGGAAGAACATTTTGGTTTACTGCCATTTAACACTTGGGCACACCAAGATCCCGTGGCGGCGGCATTGGATCACTATCACGGGTTTCGCCACACGGTGGGCCACAAATCAAGGGCACAGGGGGCGTCCTGGTTGGAAATAGCCAACTTCGTGCATAAGTTCACATTCCGCCCGTACCAGATACTTGGTATGGGCAGTAAGAACGAGGAATCAGCGGATAGTCCTGACAACCCGGACTCGTTGGGTTGGAAATTCGACTTCATTATGAAGCAACTACCGGCGTGGATGAGGCCACCGGAGATACTATTAAACGAACGCAACAGAAAACTGACGGATCATACGTGGAAGAACGTCTTGAATGGGTCCACCCTCAAAGCCTACTCGGCTACGGCGGGAATTGGACGCTCAGGACGCTTTACGAGCTTTTTCCTGGACGAATCGGCGTTCTTTCCCCCTGGGTCGGACTCGGAAGCCGTGTCGAACCTCCTGAACACGACAAACGGCCTAGTGATGCTCAGTACCCCGAATGGGATGAACAACGAGCATTACGACAGAGTACACAGTCCGGGGCCATGGCTGACGGCAGTGCTGTTCTGGGAAGACAACCCGGATCAGTCGAAGGGGATGTACACGACAGAACGCGGCAAACTGAAGATTGTGGACGAAGACTACCCGTTCCCCCAAGACTACCCCTTCGTCCTTGATGGTAGGAACCGATCACCTTGGTTTGACAAGAAGTGCGACGAGAACAAGAACAACATGCTACTCGTCGGGCAGGAACTGTGCCTTGAGTACATGGGTTCCAAGGGGCGTCCGTTCCCCAAAGAGGCCATTGAGGCGTGCATGGAACTGACGAAACCCCCGATAAACGTTGGTAACCTGATGTTTGTCGAGCATGAACCAGAGAACGCCACCGGACATGGGTGGGCGGAAGGTGAGGCGTATAAGTTCGACTTGTGGTACCCCGTAGACGCAGATGGTAAACTGCCCGTTGGCCATTATGTGATTGGGTGCGACATCTCGGCAGGTGTGGGTGGTGATCACTCAAGTAACTCATGTATGGTGATTTTCAACGCCCGAACCCGAGAGCAAGTTGGCGAATTCGCAGTCCACGACATGCCCCCGGTGGCGTTCGCACAATATGTGCTAGCAACCTGTTGGTGGTTGGGCACCGGCACACCCTCTACGCATCTTATATGGGAAAAGAACGGCCCTTCGGGCTCAACCTTCACCAATGAGATACTGAAGAGTAAGTACCCGAATGTTTACTACTCGAAGGCTGGGGGCAACGAGATACGCCGTTGGGCGAAGAAAACGGACAAACCGGGCTACCATTCGCCTTCTACCCAGATGTGCCTAACACCCATTATCTCTGCTATGTGTTCCTCTTCAGTGACTCTACGTTCTAGGACACTTATAGAAGAGTGCAGCCAGTATGTCTTTGAGAAGTCAGGTAGGGACGTAGAACACCCGAAGGCCAAGACAGCAAGGGACGGGGGCAGCAGCGGCCTATCCCACGGCGACAGGGCAATAGCCGCCTCTGTAGCTATCAGAGCAATGGACGAGCGTCCCATGGGCAGGAACACCTTCATGCCCCCCAACACCGAGATAGTGCCCGATAGCATGGCAGGCAGGCGGGATTTGGCACTCGCACGCAGGAAAAGGGGTGCCTTGGAAATGTGCAGGTTCTGATTAAGAAACAGGCAGTCAACTTGACACACTACGCCACCTCGGCAAGAATGCCGCCGAGGAGGCCAATGTGCCATACCATTCTAAAAAGCAACTTGAGCGTCTCAAGAGTGCCGTAGAGCATAATTACAAAGAACTCAAGGTTCTCAGGAAGTCCCGCGAAAGGTTCCTGAATGCCGCGTCGGGAACTCTGTACCCCCACGCCAAAGAGGCCAGCCAGGGCCTGCATGACATTCTAGGGCTCATGCGGCAGGCGGCTGAGGCCATGGCGATGACTATGGCTGCCCAGCAGCCCAAGGTTCTCATCACCCCTTCTCGGGTGGCCCACCTTCCCTTCGCAGATCACTTCGAGCGTGCCATAGATAAGTACGCCCGAGGTATGCACCTGGGCAGGGTGTTCCAAGAGTGCGTCAGAAACGCCTTCTATGGGCTAGGTGTGGCCAAGGTTCACATGGCCAATGGGGCTGCGGTGAGGATAGAGGCCGATGAGTGGATGGACCCCGGACGCCCTTACGTCGGTTCAGTCTCTCAGCCCCACTTCAACTACGACACGTTGGCAACCGACTTCCGACTCTGTTCTTATATATCAGATAGGTACCCAGTTCGATTCGACGATGTGGTGACGAACAAAGAGTTCAACGGCAACGTCCGGCACCAGTTGAAGACATACGGTGCCCAGAGTGCCGCAGAGGCCCAGCAAGAGGAATGGGGCAGCAGCCTGGCAGGCGGGTTCTCGGATATTGGCCAATTCTACGACATGATCTACCTGGCAGATGTATTCTGCCCCAAGGAAGGTGTTGTCTATACCTATCCGGTAGACGCCCAATACAACTTCATCACTGACGACGCACTCATGGACTTAGAGTGGGACGGCAGCGAGACAGGCCCCTACTACACCCTCAACCTCGGGCCTATCCCAGACAAGACAACCCCCTCTGCCCCCGCACAGAACCTACTTCTCTTACACAACCTCATCAACACCATCTACCGCAAGTTACGAGATCAGGTAGACAGGCAGAAGAACTTCATGGTTGGCCGGAAGGGCGGTGAGGACGACTTAGATGAGGCCTTGAAAGTAGAGGATGGCGGCGGCATCACTCTTAACGAGCCTGAGTCGGTAGAGACGCGAAGCATAGATGGCCCGAACCAATCCAACTTCGCCTTTGCCTTGAACGCCATGCAGCAGTTCAGCAAGCAGGCGGGCAACTTAGAGCAGCGTCTAGGGTTATCTTCCCAAGCCGACACCGCCGCCCAAGAGGGCATGATGGCCCAAGGGGTAGGCAGGATGGAAGGTGCCTATCAGGCCATCTTCCATGAGTTCGCCGTGGATGTAGTGAAGCAACTCGGCAAGCTACTCTTCCTGGATAACGTCACGGAAGTGCCCATGACACAGCAGATAGAGGGCACGGACATCAGTTACGACGACAACTGGCAAGGTGCCCTACAAGAGGGCAGTCGGGTAGGTGACATCATCGACTACGACGTAGACATCCTCTACGGGTCAATGGAATACCGAAGTGCCCGCGACAGGCTACGGGACGTAGACGAGACATGGGACAGGGTAATGGCCGTCGCCCCCTTGGTAATGGAATCCGGCGGCATCCCGAACGTCCAAGAGTACCTCAATATCAGAGCAAAATACACATCCACCCCAGAGATAGGACGCCTCTTCCAGTGGAACCAGATGCCCCCGCAAGAGCAGCAGGGCGGCAGTCACGAGCGACAGGGCCCGGCAGGACAAGGTGGCGAGTACATACATAAAAGCGTCCCCAGCGGCCAATCCAACGGAACAGAGAACGAGGCCGTGGGCCAAATGATGGCCGCTTCGTCCAATAACAATGACTCAATGTAGAAAGGAACAAAGATGCCTTGGCATGATTCAAAACCGTGGATAAGTAACTCATGCGGCGTAGCCCGTTCTCAGGTGAACGAGTTCAACGAACTCTACAAGAAGCATGGGATATTCGCCCACCACCATCCTGACGGGAAACTCGAAACCACAAGTAGAAAGGCCCGAAAGGAAGTAATGAATCTACGGGAACTGTTTGATAAAGACGCCGGATATGGCGATCAGGCCCCGCAGAACTAGACACACAAGGAACACACAATGGCTAAGAACTACGGTAATGACACAGGGGTGGAATTGACAGAAGAACCCGCCTCTGATACAGAAGACAAGATTGATGCTATTCTCAATGGTGAGAAACCTCCCGTTGAGGAACCCGACGAAGTTCCGGTAGAGGAAGAGGAACCAACACCAGAACCTATCGTCGAAGGATCGTCTGTAGCAATGCAGGCAGTCGCCCGGCAATCGGGGATTCCCCAGAAACTGGTTGATCTAGCACGCGACGACGCCCAGTTACAAGAAATGGTGAACCTCGCCTCTCAAGAGGAAAGTCGTCCTCCTACGCCGGAACCGGAACCTGAGTTTGAACTCTCGTTATCTGAAGACGAATACGGTGCGGATGATGCCGTTCGTCAGCAGTTCTCGAAGATGAAAGATCACTATTCAGGGCAGATTAGTTCTCTCAAGAACGACCTTTCAACCCTAGTGAACGTCGTCAAAGGGGTTCACGAAGACCAGCGAAGTCAGGTAGAGCAGAAGGCGGCAGCGGATCAAGAAGAGTTCGACTTGGCGTTGGACGGCATCGACGATCCCACTTTTGGCAAGTATGGCAAGTTAGATCCCGCACAGGGCGGCATCCGAGGCGTCATATTCGATCAGATGTACGAACTGCAAAAGCAGAATCGCGGCATTCCGATACGAGACTTGGCAAAGATGGCCGCAGAGAAGGTTGTACCCAGTATCAAGGACAAGAATAAGGCCACCAATCAACGCATGAGCATTCAAGAACAAAGCAGGCGTAAACTCGGTTCTGGCAACTCACAGGCTGCCCCGGACCCTGATATGTCACCTGAGCAGAAGTTCTTTGAACACTTGAATAAGTTCAACGTTGGCGTGGATTAAATAAGGACACATTCCTATGCCAATTACAGCATCCGATATAGGTGACATTGTTGCTCTATACCTGGAAGACTATTCCAAGGATTGGACGGACGCAGTTCGCCCATACCAGCATTACGTCACCGCCAACGAACTATTTACGAAACGGCGTGAGAAGGCCGCAGCGTCAGAGAAGATGACGTTCAACCTGAAGACAGGCGAGGCCGAGAACACGGTTGCCGATTCCTTCTTCAATCCAGATTCCCTGAACCGCGTCGATTTGGCGACTAAGGGCGAACTGAAGTGGCATTTCCAGAAGACGCACTTCATGGTTGAAAAACGTGAGCCGGCGATGCGTTCCGGTTCCAAGACTCAAATCTTGAACTACCTCAAGATGCAAGAGTCCGACATGTATGACGGGTTCTTCAAGCAGAACGAAGATTGGTTCTGGACACTGCCAACCGCCCCGAACGACGGCACGGCGGGTATTCCGATTCCATTCGGACTTCCTTACTGGGTAGTCCAGGACAGTACGGCGGCGTACCACTTGAGTACCACTCTACCGTCCGGGTACAGTACGGTTGCGAATGTCAATATCACCAGCGTGCCCGAGTTCGCCAACGGTGCTGCGACATACGCCAGCATGAGCGACAGCGACTTTGTTGCGAAGTTGTCCGAGTGTTTCGACAAGTCTTACTTCAAGGCACCGCGTCCCGGCATGGGCGAGAACACACCTGGCAGAAACTACCAGTTGTTCTCAACCTACAAGCCCTTCCAGGACTACTCTCACCACTTGTACGGTTCCAATGAAGACGTTGGTTCCGATGCGGGCAAGTGGCGTGGCGGGCGTCCTGACAACAACCCTGGATACCATGTATTCCGTGGTGTCACTTGGGAATGGGTACCAGC